AACAGTACCAAATTAATATGGACTTTTGGAGACAGCAGTTCGAGGCAAATAAAGCAACGGCTGAAGAATTTCACAAATCTTGCCAACCTTATTCTATGGATGAACTAATGGAAAAAGCAAAAGAAATGTATTCTTTTGTTTCTAAAAAAGACTAACTTAATACAGCTTGACATATTCGAAATAATATGTTAGATTTGTTCTCATACGAAATAACAAATGAGAGCAGTAAAATGAAAAAACTAATCCTTGCATTAGTCGTAGGAAGTTTGGCCAGTAGTAGTAATGCTACTGGTCCTTATACTATAGAAGACGAAAAGTCAATAGAATGTTTGGCACTGAATATTTACTTTGAGACACATGCCTCATCTCTTGCAGATGCGATGGCTGTTTCAGATGTTGTTTTAAATCGAGTTAATCATTCTAAGTATCCAAACACAATATGTGGAGTTGTGCATGACGGATATGAAGTAGGAAAAAGAACTTGTCAGTTTAGTTGGTATTGTGATGGTAAATCAGATGTTCCTTCTAATTCTGATTCGTGGGAAAAATCTAGAAAATATGCTAGGGACTTTTATATTCATGGTGAATATATTGGAATAACCGAAGGTGCAACACATTATCATGCGACATATGTAAAACCTTATTGGGCTCCAACACTTGATAGAATAACTCAAATTGGTTCTCACATTTTTTATAGAATAAAAGGAAAGTAGGAGATTTTTATGTTAAATGTGAAAAGTACTAAAGAATTCTGTAATGAAATAGAAAAATATGCAAAAGAATTTGGATTGTCTTATATCGAGGCAATTCTAGAGTATTGCGAAGAAAATGATTTGGATGTAGAATCTGTATCTAAATTGGTTTCATCTAATTTAAAAGAGAAAATACAATACGAAGCCGAAAATCTAAATATGATTCCTAAAACTGTAACACGATTACCACTATGATGATATTGTCGAGTAGAAAGATGGATGATTTCGAAGCCTTTAAAATATATGTAGCAATGAAATCTCATTTCCAAGGCGATTATGATTATAAACAATATAAAGGAAAAACTAGCCTAAAAGAATCTGCGTTTCATAAGAGACAAGATAAATCTACCTTTCAAGAACTTTCTCGTAGATTTACGAAAAAAGAACTTGAAGAATTTTTACTTGCAACTTACCTTAATTTAAATAGTGAGTATATGTGGACAGGTAACTTATTAGACGACGAAACTCTCGAATCGTATAAACAATGGAAACGTAGAGTTCAGAGTATGTCTTATAATTTTAAAGAAGATGTTTATAAAATTATAAACAAGGCAGTAGAAAATGATTTAAGATTTGATAATATTTTCAAATCTATAAAAGGACAATATCCATTTATTATGAAAATGGAAAACTTGGGTGAAATATCTTTGGAAACTTTCATTATCTTTGATGAAATGTTTGACATATTAAACACACAAGAAGAAAAAATAAGTGATTCTATTTACTTTCCTATGTTTAAAAAGAAGTGTAAAAATTATTCTGTCTTTTTGAACATAAATATAGATTATTATAAAGATTTGTTTAAGAATATCATCTTAGATGATTACTATGACGAGTATGGACATAATCTAGGAGAATAAATTGACTCTCTTAACATTTTTGGTGGCAATCAGCATCAGTGGAGTTGCTGCCTATTATTCAATTATAGGCCTGTCAAAGATTTTTGCGGCCGCATTAGTACCAATCATAATCATGGGTGGTGTCCTTGAGGTTGGTAAACTTGTTACCGCTGTCTGGCTTCACAGACATTGGAATGTTGCGCCAAGATTACTTAAAATTTATCTTACATCCGCCGTTATAGTTTTGATGCTAATAACTAGTATGGGCATTTTTGGATTCTTATCTTCTGCGCATATAGAACAAACTGCCGAGGCCGAAGAAAATATTGCGAAAATAGAACAGATTGATCGTAAGATAATACGGTTGTCCACTTTAATATCAACATCAGAAGAAAATATTGAAAAGTTAGAAAACAAAGATATAACTAAAAACAAAGAAATTAATGAACAAATTTCGGCAGAAGAAGAACGTATAGAAACTGTACAAACCAACTTTCAAAAGTTAGTGGACGAACAAAATGAAATAATAAATTCTGCTAATGAAAACTTAGATTTATTAGAAGAATATGTGAGAAACAATGACATTCGTTCATTACAATCTTTGATTGGTACTCTACCAGATGGTAAATATGGTCCAGAAACCGCCAAAAAGGTCACTGAGTATAGGGAAAGAGAAGAAGGTAGGGTTGATGATGTTTTGGATGTTGCCCGTGCCAAGATTACTGAATTGCGTTCAAAAGAAACAGAACAATTGAGCAAGAGTCAAGAATTAATTGATAGACTTAGGGTGAGAATCACTACAGACGGTTTAGATGAGACCGATACCGTTAGAATAGAAAGATTGCAATCGACCATAATAACATCTGAAGATGAAATCACAAAATTGAATTCTGAAAAATTTGAGTTAGAGTCAACTTATCGTAAATTGGAAGCGGAAGTTGGACCACTTAAATATATTGCAGAGATGATATATGGACAAGAGGCGAACACAGACATATTAGAAAACGCAGTTAGGTGGGTTATAATTGCGATCATATTTGTATTTGATCCGTTGGCAGTTTTACTTATTATTTCTGCTAATATGTCATATATGTTAATACAAAAACACAAAAAAGAGGTTGCGGAGGCTACTGGTTCTGCTGGAGTAGATTTTAAAACAGCAGATAATGTTTTAGTAAAAACAAAAGTAGGTTGGAAGAAAATTACTAATCCAAAAGGTAATACTGAAACATAGTATTACTGATGTGAGCGCAGGGGTAAAGCCTGCAAGCAGAAAAGAAAGGATTAAACATGGACGCACTCACACTATGGGCCCTAGTGGGCTTTCTGTTAGCTGCATATGCAGTTATTGCAAACGATTCTGTGCAAACTCTCGGCACATGGATGGCATCTAATAATGAGAGATTTTCCTATAAAACATTATGGATTGCGGCTTCCGCTGTCCTATTAGCAACACTCTGGTATGGTTGGAGTATGAATGGTGGTGACATCAGTTATGGTAGATTAAATAAAATTCCGTGGCAAGAAGTCCAGTGGTATCATGCAATGGCCCCAGCTCTACTTGTTGCATTAACACGAATAGGTGTACCAGTTTCTACATCATTCTTAGTTTTATCAGTATTTGCTTCAACTTTTGTGTTGGAAAAAATGTTGATGAAATCTATTATGGGTTATGGTGTAGCGGCTGCATTTGCATATGTAGTTTGGTTTGGACTGAATAAGTTTTTTCATCATTGGTTTGATGAAACAAAACCAGTAAACGAAAAAAATAAAAATTATTGGAGAATTGCACAGTGGGTTGCCACTGGTGGTTTATGGTGGACTTGGTTAAGTCATGATATCGCAAACATTGCTGTTTTCTTGCCAAGACAAGTACCAGTAGATTTGATGATATTCATTTCGATAGTATTTGTTTCTGGTTTGTTTTTTATGTTTCGTGAACGTGGTGGTAAAATCCAACAAATCGTTTTAGAAAAACATAACACAAGATATGTAAGATCTGCGACTTTGATTGACTTATTCTATTGGTTGTGTTTATACTTCTTCAAAGAGTTGAATGATATTCCAATGTCAACTACTTGGGTGTTTGTTGGTTTACTTGCAGGTCGTGAACTTGCAATGGCCACTTACTTTGGTAAGAAGAAAACCAAATCAGTATTTCCATTGGTTGCAAAAGACTTTGGTAAAATGATGGTAGGATTGGGTGCTTCTGTTGCTCTTGTACTTGCAATTCATTATGTAATTTTACCGAATGGATTATAAGTTTTTTGAAAAACACTATTGACAAGTGTTATAAATAGTGTTATAGTCTTTCTTATAGTTTGAGTTAGACTATAACTTAATCGAATACAAAAACATACAACGAATATTAGGAGAAATACATGTCTTTTGCTACATTAAAGAAGAATCGTTCTAACTTTTCTAAACTTACACAAGAATTAGAAAAAACGGTATCCCCACAACAAACATCATCAAATAGAGATGAAAGATTTTGGAAACCATCTG